TTGGAAGCACTGACCTGCTCTCATATTCAATGTCAATGAGTTACTTGGAGACAATGGATTTTCTCCTTAATACTCACAAGAGAATTAGATTTAATATTAGACAAGATAGAATGTATCTTGATGTAGATTGGGATAATCTGAAAAAGGATGAATTTATTATTCTCGAATGCTATAGAGCACTTAATCCAAATGATTACACAAGAGTATATAATGACCCCTTCTTAAAAAGATATTTGACTGCATTAATTAAAAGACAATGGGGACAGAACCTTATTAAGTTTACAGGTGTAAAACTACCTGGAGGCATTGAATTTAATGGCAGACAACTCTTTGATGATGGTCAAAGAGAACTTGATGAAATCAAGGTTGAAATGTTAAGTAAGTATGAGTTACCACCAATGGATTTGATAGGTTGATCACATGCTCAATCCATATTTTTTAAACAACTCTAAACAAGAGCAAAATCTCATACAGAGTCTAGTCAACGAACAGTTGCAAATGTATGGGATTGAAATATTTTACATTCCTAGAAGGTATGTAAAAAAGAATACTGTTATTAAAGAAGTAATACAGTCAGAATTTGATAATGCATATCCAATAGAAGCGTATCTTGATAGTTATGATGGATATGGAGGTCAGGGTACATTATTATCAAAATTTGGAATTCAAGAAGTAGATGATTTGACATTAGTTGTGTCAAGAGAAAGATATGAAAATTATATTACCCCTCTTATCAAAGATGTTCCAAATATTGAATTATCAACTAGACCAAAAGAAGGTGATTTAATTTATTTCCCATTGGGTGATAGATTATTTGAAATAAATTATGTTGAACATGAGCAACCATTTTATCAATTACAAAAAAACTATGTTTACACTCTGAAGTGTCAACTTTACAGGTATGAAGATGAGGTTCTTGATACTGGTGTAGAAACAATTGATGATGAAATTGAGCAGATTGGATATATTCAAAAATTACAATTAATAGGTGTTGCAACACCTGCAACAGCTTCTGTTATTGGTATTGGAACTGGTACTATTTCTAGTATTAGAATAACCAACATGGGTGGTGGTTATTCCTCAATACCCACAGTTGCAATTTCTTCTGCACCAGATGGTGGAATAGATGCCAAAGCAGTAGCAGTTCTTACCAATGATTATATTGGTTGTGATGGAACAAAAGGTGGAACCATAGCTGAGATACAACTTACAAATCCTGGTTTAGGTTATACTGTAAACCCAATCATAACAATAACAGGAGGGGGTGGTGATGGTGCCACTGCTGAGGTGGTAGGTATTGAAACTATTGGTGGTGTTAACCCAATCAGCATTACATCAGGTGGTAGTGGATATGTTGGTGCTCCCACTGTTGGTATATCAACCCCAGTTCATGTTGGAGCAGCAGCAACTGCAACAATTGACATTCCAATCAATCCTGGTGCTGGGTCAAGTGTTATTGATACCACAATCAGTGTTGGTATTGCTACCTATCTGTTCCCTGGTGGCACTACAGGTGGTGTTTTCTACAAGTCTGCACCTACTGTTATATTCTCAGATCCAACAGGCACAGGAGACAACGCAAATGCCACATCAACAATTCAAGATATTGCAATAAGTGGTGGTAGAGTTAATTCTTTATCAATTACTGATGAAGGGAAGTTCTATACATCAATTCCTACAGTAACTATTGCCCATCCTGGACTCAGTATTGCTTCTGCTACCATAGGAATTGCTGGATCATCTATAAATCCAAGTTCTATAGCATTCAGCACCACAGGTAGAGCATATACAAGTGCTCCAATTGTGGCAATTACCACATCTACTGGACAGGATGCACCAACACAACATGCCACTGGTATTGCTACTATTCATCCTATTACTGGTATTATTACAGCAGTTTCATTTGACCCTGCTGATGCTTGGGCAGTTGGAACTTCAGCAACTATTGGGGCAGGATATACTGTTGCTCCTAATATTGCTTTTGGGTCACCATCACCTGTTCAAGCAACTGCAACTGCAACAATTTCAATTGGTGGTTCAGTAACAAGTCTTGCTATTGGAAATAGTGGATTTGGATATATTTCAGCACCAATAGTCACAATATCAGCACCAGCAGGTGTAACAACACAATTTACTGCAACTGGTATTGCAACCATTAGATTTAATTCAATTTCCACCACAGGAACACTTTCAACTACATCCACATCAATTACTGGTATTACTACAACAGGTATAATTATTGGAGATAGAGTCAGACTTGCTGTAGGACATGATAGTCATTATAACTTTGTACCAGTAGATACTTTTGTAAGTGGTATTGGTGCTGGATCAATATCACTCAATCAAGCATCAACAAATGTTGGTATTGCAACATCAGTTTTTGAGATTGGTACTGATCAATGTGGCATTGTAACTGGAATAAATCTCACATATGGTGGTGGTGGTTATACATCACCACCAACAGTTACTATATCAAATGATTCTAGATTTAAAAATTATGTTGATCAAATATCTGGTGTAACCACAGCAGTTGGTGTGGCAAATACAAATGCTGCTGGTGTTGTTACAAGTATCACAATCACAAATAGTGGTAGTCAATACGTGTTAACACCAACTATTACAATTTCTGAACCTGTGTCAACAAGCACTGGATCATTTATATTCAATGAAGTTGTAACTGGTGCAACTTCTGGGACCACTGCAAGAGTTAAGTCATATGATGCTGTGAACAATATTCTTGAAGTATCCATTGTTGATGGAACATTTACACCAGGTGAAACAATAGTTGGTAGCGAATCTGGTGCTAGACATTCAATGAAATCTCAAGATAAGTTTGATACTATTGATCCATTTGCAGATAATGATACCATTGAGGTAAGAGCAGATGATATTATTGATTTTAGTAAAATAAATCCATTTGGTATGCCTTGATAAATAAAGAAAAAGTAGCAATAAAATGTTTGAGCATTTTTACAATGAGATCTTTAGATCTGTAATCATAGCATTTGGTTCTCTCTTTAATGGAATTGAGATTCATAAAAAAGATGCCAATGATGATACTTTTAGTATTGTTAAAGTTCCACTTGCATATGGACCTACTCAAAAGTTTTTAGCAAGACTTGAGCAGCAGGCAGATTTAAATAAACCAGTTCAAATGACTCTTCCAAGAATGTCATTTGAATTTACTGATCTTCAATATGATCCTGTTAGAAAAGCAACTCAAACACAAGCATTTCATCCTGTAACTGATTCAGGAACAAAGACAAAAAAAGTTTTTATGCCTGTACCATATAATATGGGTTTTGAACTTTCAATAATGACAAAGTTGAATGATGATGCTTTACAGATTATAGAGCAAATTTTACCTTATTTTCAACCATCTTACACACTTCCAATTAAACTTCTTGGTGATCTTAGAGAAGTTGTAAATGTTCCAGTTCAACTTGAAAATGTAACAATGGAAGATGATTATGAAGGTAATTTTGACACTAGAAGAGCACTTATTTACACCCTGAGATTTTCTGCAAAGACAAATCTATATGGACCAATTAGTGATGTTTCAAGTGATGTAATCAAAAAAGTACAAGTTGGATATGTATCTGGTCAAAGAACTTCTTCTGGTCAAGCATATACTAGAGATGTTTCATATAGTGTTGTACCAAGAGCAACCAAGAATTATACTGGAAATGTAGTCACAGAACTTGCTGAAGATGTTGATACCACTGAGACTGTAATCAGTGTTGGTGATGGTTCAAAAGTCACTGTTAAGCAATACATCACACTTGGTGATGAGGAACTGTTTGTTGAATCCATTGATGGCAATAAACTGACTGTTAAGAGAGGACAAGATAAAACAACTCCAAGTAACCATGTATTAGGAGCAGATGTCTCTCAAATTGTAGCAGTTGATTCTGGTTTCATTGATATTGGTGATAACTTTGGTTTTGATGGTGGAATGTTATGACAGATGATAGTATCATAGACATTACACCAGGTAAGGAAAAACCTGCTCATCTTACCAAGAATGATGTAGAAAAGGATTATGAATATACAAGGGGTAATCTATACTCTATTATTGAAAAGGGTCAAGAAGCAATTAATGGTATTCTAGAACTTGCCCAAGAAAGTGAGATGCCAAGAGCATATGAAGTTGCTGGTCAGTTGATTAAGAATGTTGCTGATGCCACTGATAAACTAATGACCCTTCAACAGAAGTTAAAGGATGTAGAAGAAGAAAAAGTTAGTAAAGGTCCAACAACAGTTAATAATGCTTTATTTGTTGGGTCAACTGCAGAACTACAAAAATTATTGAAGAATAATACTGATAAATAATACATCAGGGAGAGAAATCCCAAAGTTTATACTAATAGAATGTCTAAAAAAGAGGATTTGCCGTCAATAAATGATTATCTAGAGGATAATGAACTGCCCTCTTACAAGAATTTTATTGAAGAAGAGAAAGAATTACCATCAGTAGAAGAATATAAGACTTATCCTCTAGAAGAGGACCAAACAATTGAAGATGCAAATGGAAACACATTTGCAGAGGTTATTGACGTTGTAAAAGCACCTGAATGGCAAGAATTAGTTAAATTAGTTAATGATGTAAGAAAACAAATACCTGAAATACCTGAAATTAAGTCATATGATGATGAAATTGGTCAGATAAGTGAAAAAATTGCAGAAATTCAAGAAAATTTCTCTCAGTATGATCTAAAAAGTGATAAAATTTATGATCTAAGGGCAAAAAATGAAGAATTTGAGGTAAAATTAACTGAAATTGAGCAAAAAATACCTGAAGTACCAGAGGTTAGGTACTATGAAGGTGATATTGAGTTAATTTATGGTAAAATATCAAGAATTAAGGAAGAAATTGAGTCTCTTCCTGAGGTAAAATACTACGAAAATGATCTTGATGTCTTAAAATCAAGAATTGAAGAGGTCAACAACAATATTCCAACCTTTCCCAAGTGGGTTAATGAGGTAAATGAGGTCCCAGACTTTTCATGGATTGGAAAAACCTTTGGTGTTATAGATGATGACTTTAAAAAAGTAGAAAGTCACTTTGATTTAATTAAAGATACCATTGATTCAAGAGTTTCTGAATTAGTTGAAACTATTGAAGTCAAGGATTTTGAGCAAAAAGTTGATTTTAAAGATTTTAAGAATGTATATTCAGAATCTAAGGACAAAATTTATAAAGAACTTAAAGAAATCACTCTAAGGGTTTATGACCATAAGCATGAATTTAAAGATGATGACAGAAAACTAAAAAAAGCACTCTTAGGTGAGCAAAATAAGTTAAAACAAACTCTTGAGACAGAAATCAAGAGGATTAATAAAGAGAGTGTAAAGACAGATGAGACAATTCTCTCATATTTTACTAATTTAAAAGAAGAGGTAAGTAAAAAGTTTGATTCTCTTCCAGAGATTAAAGATTATGACAATGAGATTGACTCACTTAGACAAGATGTAAAATTTGTCAAGGTAAGTGTTAAAAGTTGTCTTGAAGATATTAAAAAAATATCTGCAGATATAAAAAAAGCACAAGTTGACCTTACTGAGGGTCTGCTTAATGAACCACCTAGTGAAAAAGAGACTGCTGGAGGACAAACTGATCCATTAACACCAATGGATCAAAAGTTTGCAACCCTTGATGACCTGTCAAAACACTACAGGTTGTTTATAAACAGGGTACAAACTCAACTTTCCACTATGGGTGGTGGTGGAGCAGGATTCATCAAAGACCTTGATGATGTTACTTTTGATCAGACCACAGGAACAGGAAAACTTCTGATTTATGATGGTGCTAAGTGGGTTGGTATTGCTAGCACAGCAATTCAAGGTTCTGTAGGTGCTGCTGGAACTTGGGCAGTAACCTCTGTTGGTATTCACACAACTAAAAATGTTGGTATTGCTACTACAGCAAGAAGTAATTTTGCTTTATATGTTGAGGGAAATCAATTTGTTGATGGTAATATCACAGTTGGTGGAACCATTACATATGAAGAAGTAAAAAATGTTGACTCACTTGGGTTCTCTACGTTTAGAAATGGTCTTGAGGTTAACACAGGCACAGCAACTACTGCTTTACTTGTAAATGGTGATGCAAGAATCACTGGTATTCTTACCATTGGTACTGCATCTGTAACCATTGATGGTGACAATAACACCATTACAACTGGTATTGTTACTATCACCAATTCAGATGTCACTATTGGTGATAATGTAAGAATTAATGCTGGTGCAACAGGTATTAACTCAGCACCTAATGTCTTCTATGTTGCTAAAGATGGCAATGATTCTAATAATGGAACATCTATTGATAATGCTAAATTGACTATTGCATCTGCTGTAGGGGTAGCACAATCAGGTTCAGTAATTAAGGTATTGTCAGGAAATTATGTAGAAAGCAATCCTATTGTAGTCCCTGCTTTTGTTGCAGTTGTAGGAGATGATTTAAGAAGTTGTAAAGTATTACCTAGTAATGCAACACAGGATCTGTTTCATGTCAACAAAGGTTGTAAACTAGCAAATATGACCTTCTCTGGTCATACTGCTCCTGCTGCTGCTGTTGCATTCCCATCTGCTGGTGCAACCAATGTTGGTGGTGGTAAATGGAAAGGTCCTTACATTCAAAATTGCACTAGTGACACAACAACTGGAACTGGAATTAGAGTTGATGGAGATAAGGCAGTAAAGACCAAATCAATGAATGTTGATGCCTTTACACAATACAATCAGGGAGGTGTGGGAGTTGCAGTTACTAATGAAGGATATGCACAGTTAGTTTCTGTATTCACAATCTGCTGCAATGAAGCAATTACTGTTCACAAAGGTGGTCAGGCAGATGTTGCAAATAGTAATTGTAGTTTTGGAACACTTGGACTAGTTGCAGATGGTGTAAGCAATGAACAGTTTACTGGTATTGTTACTTCAAGTGCAGCTGCTGGTCAAGATAATGTAATTGTAAATGTTGGTGCAGTAACAACTAGACCTTATGATGGACAAGTTGTTTATTTTGATCAACTGTTTAAATCTGTAGAATCTATCACAATCACTA